AAATATTGGGTTTAATTCAAAGTTCAAATAACGAATGAATTAAATATGAATCGTTTTGAATCGTTTTGGTATTGATTTACTATTTTTATGTTACGAAAGCGTCAAAACGCTGAGGCACATGTCCTTACACGTGTCCTGTTTTAAAAAAAACATTGTAATAAGCTGATTTACAAATGAGTGTGGCTAACGGTTCTAACTCTGCCACCCCGACTACTTTACTCTCTATAAAAACAAAAGGATCAATTTTTCAACTGATAGAACATAAGTTTATTGATCAGTTTCAATTTTATTTTTTTTCAACTCCTCTTCTTCGGCTTTCGCCGTAGATAACACATTGGCGCTAGGGACGTTCCCAAAAAGGGTGTGAATGTGGCCGCGGTGCTGGGTGTGTAGCACAATACTCCCGTCCTCGTTGAAGTCGAATGTATAGCCGATCAACTCACCGCGCACATTCGCTCGCATGGTGGTCAAACCAAGCGCTCCCTTAATTCGCGCGTGTGAATCCCAGCCAAATTCAAAATTGATATATCTTCTTAAATCAGAATCGGCGCCGGCTATTCCTAGCGTTAACAATTCTTGATAATTGCTAGTAGTGACTGTGCGAAGATCTTGAAAGATAAAAGAAGAATTAATGAGTACTATTTTGTCTGTGGCGCTATCAATACCCTCATGGGTAATGGTGATTTCTCTTATTCCCCCATTCATTCTTTGACCGGTACTCTTAAATATGGATGTCTCTAGGTTGGTCTTATTGGGAAAATTGAGGGGGACGCGGCGCTGTCTTACCCCTTTTTTATCGTAATAATCCACCGAAAGCATTATGAAAGGGCTCAACTGGGCAACCTGTTGAGGGGTTATCTCTAGAAACCGCGCGGTGACATTATCTAAGGTTATTTTTTTAATAAAATCGTAATTTACCTTGTAGGAGGGCCAGTCGCTCAAGCTCGTAACTGGCTTAGCGCGGCGGATCGCCGGGCCGACATCGGTGCCATACATATCGTGACCCTCTACGGAGTAAATGGTGGGAAAGCGCACACCGCCCTTCATAACGGTCCGAGTAGTGCTAGATGGATCGGGATCTGGCTGGAGAATTACCACCTCTTTGCCGGCTTCGCTAACGGCGTATTGATATATCTTTTCTGCCATCTCCAAAAGAACGCACTGGGCATTTAAAGTAAATTCGTCGGCACTGAGTTTTTCAAGCGGCGACTTGGGCGGTGCAGCGGGGGTTGGGATGTTTGTAGACATGTAAAACCTTTAAAGTTTAAAAAATATTATAATAGTCCAATATTTGTTCCAGAGGAAGGGGGATCTGCACTACGTCCCCTGGGGTGAAATCAGTTTCGAGGGGCTTCTGATTAAACCAGGCTATCACCCACCAATACTCGGCTTCTCCATAGAATTCATGGGCTAGTTTAAAATACTTTTCTCCTATGGTCCACATCTTGGTTTCTATTTGCAAATTGGCGATCTGTCCCACGGTAAGCGGGGGAAAATCAGGTGAGGCAAATTGCCGCGGGGTGACGAGACCCCTATCGCGATAGATATCGGAATAAGCATAATCAAGTGAGACATTCTTTATCACCTTTCGCCTGTTGTATCGTGAAAGTGCCATCTAGGGGTTGCCCCCCGGTGTGTTGCCGAAAAAGGCGCCGATCTTACCTGCTACGTCGGCTATTGCACCCTCGGTGGTGGTGCTTAAGCCGCTAAGCGTGGATGCCGCGCCGCCCACGGCGCTGAATACTTTTCCAAGGGCGGCGGCGGCAACAGCCTGGGTGTTGGCGTTAAGCTGGGCCTGCGGGGGGGCAGCAGGCTGGGCGTCGACGGGCGTGGGTGTCTTCGCGGTTGTGCTCGTGCTCTCAACCGTCCTTGTGCCCCGCGCGGTTGTTCTTTGTGGACTAGCGGAAATCTGATAAGGATAAGTATTGCCTCCCTTAAAGTTCGCATTAGATCGATAAAAACCCACCTCATGAGCGTGAAGCACCACCATGGTAAAGGCTACCTCCACGTCGGAAAATAAAAGTTTACTAAAGTTATCATCAAAGTATTGGGCAGTTTGTTTGTCCTGAAAACCCGGGCTGACATTAAGAGGGGAGGACAAATATCCCGTCAGGCCTGTCGAGCCTTTAGAGCTAGCCATGGCATTCATGAATTCAACCTTAAAATACGGGGGCGCCTTTAAGGTTGCAACCCGTCCTCGCTTCTGGAAGGCAGGATACTGATATTGGATCAGTTTTTGTAAATTGGCCATGTTTTGGCGCGCTTCGTTGATATCATCCGATACGATCCTGAACCCTAGAGTAATGTCTCTGCGAGTACCGCTATAAAAACCAAGGGGATCCATACGCCCATATACCTGCTCGTCGCGCCAGTTAGGACTCCATCGATCTTGAAACTGTGTGACAATCGTAGGAAAGGCGAGGGTAATGGGGCGATGAATATGAAGAGGGGTTATCTTTATAACCCGGGGTCCATCTATTCCTGTTGTTACTGGCAATTTCCTTTCTCCTGTATGAACTAACTATAACTCAAATTTAAATTTTCATTCATATATTGTTTTAACACTCGTCGAACTCTTTGGGTTTTCTTCGCCCCGTTTTCATCCACAAACGTAAAATTCATGACAATTTCTTGCGGTGGTTGCTCGCTGCGTGAATTAAGCGCAGTTACACTGTCGCCTGCGTTAAGGGGAATCGTTTGAGGGCCGCCCATGCCAACGAGATAGTTGCTGCCATTGATCTTGGCGAGTTCCGGTGCTCCTCCGTCACCCACTTGAGCCAGCGTGGGTTGGCTGATCATGTTTTGACCAACGGCAAATTTTCCGCCGCGGCCGACTGTCCCTTCTTGAGTGACCCCTTCCGAGCCAAGATAGCCGCTTTCGTCCGCCCGACTGTAAGCTGCGTATCCTGCGCCGGCGACGACGGCTGCGCCGATAAGAACAGGAAGGGCGCCAACGCCGCCTGCGGCTCCGGCGGTGCCGGCTGCCCCCGCGCCTCGCGCACCATACTTGCTAAGATTCATTCCCGCACCGCCCAGGCCGCGGCCACCGGCTCGGCCGAGTCCGCCACCAGAGCGAGATTCTAAAGCATTACGCGCCTGTAAAGTGGCAATTTCCGTACGCAATTGCCCCATGAAAAGGCCGTGAGTGACTGTTCTGGATTTTCTTAAAAGCAGGCCGCGGCCAATCATTCCGCCGATGGCGCCCATTACGCCGCCCAGCGCCTGAGCGGCAGCGAGTCCGAACGCCCCCCAGGCTCCGATATTTTGAGCGATGAGTTTCTCCATCCTTTCCATAAGCTGGCCTGCCCATTTCATCGTTTTTGCTTGCTCGTCTAAAAGTTTTTGTTGTGCCTCTGCGGCTGTTAGCGTGCCATTTGTAGCTGCCGCAAGCTTTTCCTGGGAGTTGGTTAGGCCTTCAATGGTACCGTCGGATTCACTGACTGCCTTGGAAAGTTCATCGAAAGGAGTGGCCATAAGCTTTGCCAGATCTTGAACGCCCACACCGGTGGCTTCGGCCATGGCGCGTTTCTGAAAGAAGTTCATTGTATCAAAAGACTGCCCCGTCTCATCGAGCCGTTCTCGTAATAACAATAGAGCGTCTGCGGGTCCCCCCTTAGCCAGCGATTCCATTAATTCCATGCCATCAATTGTGGAGCCGAAAGCTGCATTAAGTTTTGATGCTGCGTTAAGTGCGCCCTCAAAGGTGCTAAAGGTGTCCATAGCGCTTACCAAGTTGCCCATCGAAGCACCTGTCTTTTCTTCAATGGCTTGTAAACGAGCAAACTCTTTGGTTACACTCGGTAGGCCAAATTTGGCCAACTGATTGGACATCTGGGCAAAGTCGCTCATTGTTTTGTTGACATCTCTACCTTGAACCTGGGCCATCATTGCCAGGTCGGCGGTGAGTTTGGCGCTTTCATCGCCCGTTTTCCCAAAGGTGGTGCCCAATTCTTGCATGACCGCTGCGCTTTCGGTAGCAGTCACATTAAATGTTTGTTTCAGATCTGCACCCACTAGAGTCATAGCTTCTCGGGTTTCTGTGGATGACTTTCGGAAGGCGGTGGATGCCTTGAAAATATCCCGGTTCATTGAGTGATAAGCTTCGCGAGTATGAACGGTGCCCTGTACGGCTGATTCAAAAAGCTCCTCTTGGGCGCGCATAGCGTCTTCGGTGATGATTCCCACATCACGTGCTGAGTGTTTTACAAATGTTTCAAATTCACGTGCTCGATCAATGGCACTCATGATCCCGTATTTATCGGCTGTTTTGTTTAATTTATCATTGAGCTTTATCACTCCAGATTCGGCACCCTTAAAGGCTTTGCCAAGCTGGTTAGCCATCGTAAATGACTCGCCCATTGTCCCGAGGACTTTGCCCATTTGAGAGCCTATATTGCGAACAACCTTTCCGTCTTTGGTAAGGCTTTTGCCCAGCATTTTGGCACGATCATCGATGCCCAGCATGGTCTCCGAAAATCGCTCGCCTGCTTTAAAGGCGTCGTTCATTGCCGCGGCGACGCCGGCGGTTGCTTTTACCAGTTTTTGTGTTTGTTTAACATCCTTAAGAGTGGCGTCAAGTTTGTCTTGGGCTTGTTTGCGGGCCTCCTGGGCGTTGGCGAGAATTGCCTCGGCATCAGCCCGTTCTTTGGCGGTGAGGTCCTCTTTCTCCTTGACAAGCTTCAGTTGGTCGGCGGCAGTTTTGACTGCCTTTTCTTGAGTAGCTAGTTCTTTTTCGTGGGTAGCGACGACCTCTTTAAGGATCTCTATACGAGCCTGTGCGGCTGCGGCGTCGATCTCATCTTGTTTCATTAGTGCTAGTTTCTTATCAAACTGCTCTTGGAGGGCCTTGTTTATCTGTTTCTGAAGGTTTAGCTCGTCTTTGTTTGCCATGAGAGATTAACCTATTTGAGAGGCCATTTGATGCCGGTTGTTTTTTCGAAATCGTAAATGGCCTTTTCAAGCTTGGCGCGGTTATTCAACACGCGGGGGTCGTTGAGACCGTATTTAAGGTAGGCGTCCATATATTTCTTTTCTTTTCCAATGACCTTGCTAAAACTTTCAACGTCTCCTCGTGTGCCCTTTACAACAACTCCGCCGGGGAATAAATTAGAAGTAGGGCCGGTCATGTGATAAAGAAGCCATTTGATGTCCGATGCCATGCGTGTGACTGCGGTGCCCGCCTCTTGAATGAGTTCGCTTTTAAGGCTTTCAAGGTCAATGTGGATATTCTTAAGCATGAGTAGGTCCTCTGGATAGTAAACGCTATATATAATTAGTTGTTAGAAGAATTTAGGCGCCGCGAGAATTGCGGGCTTTCTCGATTTCTTGCTGCTCCGCCTCTTTTTGCTTAATTGTGCGCTCCACAAACCAATTGCGAAGACCGACGGGGAGGCTATACAACTCCGCAATTGACCAGTTAGACACATATTTCATATAGAAAAACTGCTCATAGACGGCTTTCATATACTCAGAGTTGAGGCCAAAAAAAGCCCGCATCAAGCGGGACCCCCACTTCGGATGTTTCCGCGCAGTGAGGACACGTTGCGTGCTGTACAAGATTGACGTCAGGAGTGGCTGCCGCATATGCCCGTTTCAAAATAGATGCATCTATAATGGGTAAGCTGGATAGCGCGCGTTTGATGAAAAAGTGATCCTGTTGATCATTGACGCTAACTGTGATAGTCTGAAGAAGCTTGAGAGATGTCATCTCTTTCGATGTTCCCATAGCCGCCACTTCATCGCGGGAAGTAAGCAATCGAAATTCCACTGTGTAGTTGGAACGGGGAAGAGTGATAAGAAAAGTGTTATTCTCTGTGGTTTCGATGCCATATTGGTCTAGCTGGGTATTTACCTCTTTATTCTCGATCTCGCTCAAATCAAATGTATTTTCAAAATCGTTGCCGCAGGCGGGACATATAATTGTAGTATTATAATTCGCACCGTAGCCGAAAATTCGGGAATGGACCAGAAGAGCATTTTTGTCCCCAACAAGCAAGTCTTCAATTTTAATAGTTTTATCGACAATGACACTTTGCAACATGCGATCCAAAGCCAGTCCTTTTTTCAGCAATGTGGGGGAAGTTAGAATATCTTCCTCTTTTGCCGTCAAATGTCGTACTTCGATAGTTTCGCACTGGTGAAGTGGATGCCCCGCGGGGTAGAACTGACCCTTACTTGGAAGATCTACAATTTCTGTGGGTACAATAAACTGAAGAGTAGCCATGGGGTCGGGTGGGGCCGCGACGGGATTTGCGGGGTTGACCTCCGGCGGTGCACCCGCAGAAGGGGGGGTTGGGATTCTGTCTTTATTGGAACGTGTCATATTATCCTCTCTTTTCCATAAAATCTAATTATATCATGTGATGAGTCGTATATTAAATTATAATCACTTAAAAAATATTGAGTGTCCGGTGCTCAGCCAAATCGTAGTGGAGCGTCACCGAAATAGTCATTAATTCATCCACAGTGTAGTTTGCTTGGCCAAAATCAATCGCGCTGATAAAAGGATTCCAAAGAGTCCACGACTCGATGGGGTTTCCTGACGCGTCGATCTGATTGAAAATAATCTGGCCGCCGTAATCGGCGGATCCGGCGCCAATAAGGGCGCTATTCTGCTTTTTAACGATAGCAGACGTGATCTGGGTACCTTGAGGTTCTCTCACATAGCCTGATCTCCGCATAATATCATAGAGTATGCGTGTGTTGTTTTCGAAGGTACCTTCCGAGTCCACCAGTTGAACCTGGATTGGAGCCCACGTGAGAATTCCTGGCTTATAGGCGAGATCATTAATATTTAAATATTCACTAACCGCGAGGGTAAAGGATGGCTTTTGAAAAGCCCTTACAGTATAGGAGGCGATTGGAGAAGTAGAACTTCCTAGGGTAAGCTCCCATCTAAAAGATAGCTTGGGAGAGATGCTTCCGTCTGACCAAAATGCCATGTTTATAGTTTTATTTTCAAACTAGCTTTGTAAGCGGGAGGGAGTGCTTGTGCCATTAAGTGTAGCATAGTCATACCGAAGCGTCATTGCTAGCACGACTAATTCGTCGGCCTCATATGACAAGTCCCCGAAGTTGAGTGACTCCACAAATGCGTTATGAAGGGTCCATGTTTCAATCGGGATTCCCTCTGCGTCAATTTGCTGGATTGTCGGTGTTCCCACGTTCTGAATAAACTCGCGCTTGCTCATTGATTCGAGGGCCACTTGGGGATCGGAGGGGATGCGGTATCCAGAGTCCGCCACAATATTAGCCAAAATTGTTGAAGTGTCCGGATCCACCGGGTCCACAAAAGTAACATCAACAGGGTTCCAAGTTAATCTTCCAGGATAGTAAAAAGTGTGTTGTACAAATTGATGCGGAATCGATGTGACAGCAAATGAAGGTTTCTGCACGGTCTTTACGAAATAAGTCTGGATGGTGGCACCCGCAATGCCTGTTCCCAGTGTAAATGTCCACCTAAAAGACCGTTTAGGTTCCGGTGAAAGTGAGTCGCTCCAAAAAGCCATGTTTTTTTATCTCCTTAAAGTTAACTAGTTTCCTAGATTATTTTTTAGTCTTCAAAAGCTGCGCCATCATCAGTTAATATGAAATCAAGTGCAATATATTCAATTGCCCGCGCAGGTTTAATGAAGATCTTCGCATACATAATATTTCGATCAATGAGATCTTCGGTTGTGGTGGTGTCATCAAGAACCAATTTAAACTTGGTAATCCCGAGTCCAGCCTGGACAGATGCCAGGAAGGGCTCCACACGCCCTTTGAAGCGGTTCCACGTGGATCTCACATTCTGATCAAATAGAACCGTAGCTGCAAATCTTGAGATTTGACGTTTCAAGTAAATCAGCAGTCTGCGAACATTAATTCTGTCAAGCGCTGATGGGGTTGCTTGAAGTGTCTTTTGGCCAAAGATAACGATCCCCTCTGCCGGGAACTGCGCAATTGGGTTGATGTTTGCATCATACAATTTGTCTCGCTGTTTGGAGGTGAGTCGTTGGCGCACTGCTGT